ATACTCGCGTCAAAATCAGCCCATAAATAATTTCCAAGCAAACTTGCCACCGTCTGGCGTTTGACGAGAAACTGAATTGTCTTGTAGTGTGAAATGCTAAGTTCGGTATTTTGCGCACGCAATTTGACATAGCGACTCTGGTTGGGGACTTCCGTGTGGTAACGGACATCAAGCGATAAGCCGTCACCTTGAACATACGATGGACTAACTTCAGCCAATTCTTTGTAAGTGGTTTCGTCATCGTTATCAGCATAAATCTCAACATCGTACCCTGTGGTGTCGTCCTCAGGCGTTCTGACCTCGTTCAGTGGGATGCGAACTGTGTCATTATGCTGAATCTCAATTTGCTGATACTCATCCAAAGTAATAGACGAGTCAATTTCCAAATCCCATTCCGGCTGCTTGATGTAAAACACCGCCGTTGCCGGCTTCTCTTGCGTTGGCGATACAGCATAAACCTTAACCGCATAAGCACCGGTTTCGCCAACGAAACCGGGAAAATCAATCATCAATTCAGCTTCTGTAAAAGCCGTGCTGTATATTCCTATTTGCGTTTCGCCGCCTTTTGTGATCTCGATGCGGTAATGAATGAGTTGCTCTGCCCCTTGGTGCGACCAAGCAATTACAACGTCTTGACCTAAATAATAATCATTGATGATTAAAACCGGCGCACTCAGCGCGGTTGTTACAAACCGCGACACCCATTCTGATATTAACCCTTTAAAACGGCTTCTTACTCTAAAATAGAGTTTTACACCTTGCAGTAATTCTCCTGTATATTCAATGACTTTTGCGGCGGTCAATGTTGTTTCTTGAACGACATTTGCAAAGTTTTCGTCGTATGAAAACTGAACATCAAATCGATCAAGTCCCGTGCCGGCAACTACTTCCCACTCGATAGTCAGTACTTCAACTAACGCACCTTCGGCAGGAGAAATAAAAACAGGGGCTACAATTTCTGAAATATCGTCCGAATCCGTCACGCCTGTTGCGCCGGATACAACATAAACGTCGTCACCGTCTTTTAATTTCCATGAAACCTCAACATCTATTTTTCCATCTTCGTCGTAATAGCTTTTTACAGAAACGACTTCAACGCGCGGTTCATAAACTTTAAGCTGTTTAATGATTTCGCGAGAAAGCGTTGCCTGAACTTGGCTTGACGGAGCATCCTGATATTCATTAACACCAATTCCAAAATCTGGCATTAAAGGCACCTGGCCTTTAGGTGTGAAAAGAATTGTTAGAATGGACTGGTTTATATCGTCAATATCCGTGACGACCTCGTCAAACCCGCCGATTTTTCGCGACCAATACGCGCTTTCTATGTCTTTAACTTTTACGCTCATGACATTGGTGAATTTGGCGTTGCTGTAGGACTTCCGGGCGATGATGAAACATGCGTGTGCATATTATAAGGCGTATGAATCGATGAAATTTCATCGGCTACCGCCTCGCAAATGGCCGTAAGCATATCCTGAAAATGAGGCGAATCATTGATATGATCCCAACGCTCATGCGTAAGTCTCGATTTCACATCTGTTTTTAGTCTATCACCAATTACTGACATACTTAACCAAAATTATGTAACGGAAGTCCGGAAAACTGACAACGCAAACCTTGTACTGTGCCCGAACCCGCAACCGTCATGTTACAGTTACCCGAAATTTCAACTTTACAATCTTGGAGAACAATTACCGTTTTACCTGAACCCGATCCGGGCGGCAAAGAGTCTTTTTCAGAATAGATTGCCCCAAGCACAACCCCATACTCAAAATTATCATCCATCTCACATGCGACACGCTCACCAACATCGGGCATGGAATAAACCTTGTCCGTTCCTGAGCGCATTTGTAATACAAACACCCAACTTGATTTCGCATTTAGCTCTTCGAAGAGCACTTTCACACAAACCTTTGCAGCATCTACCTCAACAACCTTTCCGAACCTCAGCATTTATGTACCTCCAGTTCCGTCACGTAACCGCCTGAATCTATTTTGTGCCTGACTTTATCAGCGCCATATGTGCCTGCCAGTTTGCCGATACCTTTCAATTCAATTGTCAGGCCCGCTTGCAAACAAGAATCTCCAGGGAGCGAAATACGACCGTTTATCGGATAGTCTTTCTTGCCGGCAACCGAACTGGCCAAGCCTATCGAATCATGGCCACCGAATACCATATCCTTGCCGGCATCAACCCCGAAATCAGCAGATTCTGTTGATGAAATTAGACTCTGTGAAATAGGATTAAATGATCGCACTTCTTTTGTTTTATGCCTCGTTAGCGTTTCATCTGATATATCATAAGAGATGATATTTTTACGCTCTAAAGTTGCAACAGTTGAAGCTGCATCCAATACTAGTCTGTCGTAAAAAACAATTTGAGAATCAGTAACTTTAAAAGCGTGTCCGGTTTCAAAAGCAATTCTATAAAGAAAACTTAAGTCGCTTTCATTTTTTTGTGAACGCCTTGTAAAACTCACATCTCTCATATTTCCAACAACCTCCAAACCGTGCTTGCTGGCTATTTCATTTACAAGCTTTTTAAACGACTTGTTTTCATGTGTTTTATACTTCCGCTCTCTTAAAGCACTTTTAAACCCAGTTGCAACAGCTTTTAAACCAAATTTTGAACCGGATGTATCACCTCGAAAATTGAACGAATCCACAGAAAACTTTCCGCAATCCAAAAGTTTTTCGCCGTCGTATCCAAGCAACACTGACACGCTGTCACCTTTCGCCGGATACCAATCATTGATCCACAATTCTTTTCGATCTTCAAACTCTATTTCGATTTCGTCAGTTTCGCCTTTGAGATTGTCAGTATAAGACACAGAGAGTAGCATAGACGTCACATCTTTCGTAATGTCCTCGCCATCGTAAATGATATTTACAATCGGTTTTTTCATCTTTTCCAGGGCGGTAAGTTTGACGAAGTCACTTCACTTTCTTCTAAAACCGGTATTTTCACAAGCGTACCTGCTGAAATAACGGAAGGTGGGTATAATGAAGCAGCATAGTTATGAGTAGCTCCAATAATCTTATCAAAAAGAAACGGGTCTCCATAAAACTCGTTTGCAATCGTGTCCCACCTATCACCATCTTTAGCGATGTATTCGTAATATTCGCTCATTCGACATACCCTAAATACAGTTCTGTTCGACCCGGAACCTCTGCCTGCATATTAACAATTTGTTTATCTGTTTTTCTCGGAATAGATTTTTTTATTTTTGGCTTCTGAACTATCAGTACATCTTCGCCTTCATTGTATTCTTTTAAAGTGATATTAACATCAATCGAAAGAATCGATCCGGCTTGCGCCATCGTTTTGTATGATATATCAATATCTGTAATCACAAATTCACCCCAATACTCGCCGTCTCCCGCAACATAACCCTGCGCGGACTGGGCATCTAACGCCTCTCGGAGCTTTTCTAATTCGCCACCGGGGTCATCAATAAATTGATAATGAAAGCGAACAAACACTGAAAACTCCCGTAGTTTTTTGCCGACAGCCTGCAATACTGGTTTTCCGGCCAGAATTTTATGCTCTGCAAATTCGACGCCGGTTCTCTCGCTTAGCGCCGATGGCGAAGAAAGCAACTGAAATTCTATGTCCCCTAGTTTTGCAAACATCAATATGCCAGTTGAGCCTTACGGCTGTTAGCACCAGCCACCATTCTCACAATTTCTTCCTTATGCTTTTCCAGCATTTCTTTGAAATTTTGACGCTCTTTTTCGGTCATAGAGCCTGAAATATTAATCGTAGGTTTATAATCAACCGAAACCGACCCACCTGAAACAATGTTGTTTTTCGCATTTTTATAACCGAAATCCCCGGATTGAGAAGCGATTTTCGAAACATTTGCAGCCGATGTTGGCGTGCTAATGTCTCCAGTTTGCTTAGAGCCACCAAAACTCAAAAATTCGCCTATTGTGCCTGCTGTATTTTTAGAAGCGATTTTCGAAACATTTGCAGCCGATGTTGGCGTGCTAATGTCTCCAGTTTGCTTAGAGCCACCAAAACTCAAAAATTCGCCTATTGTGCCTGCTGTATTTTGTGTCCACTCCCAAAACTCTTTCAATTTTCCAATCGTTTCGGAAAACAGCTCGTTTATAAATTTAAGAGCAGGGTCAAGCAAGCCAAATTTATGCAGCAGGTACCCTATCGCCGCAACCAAAGCAACCACACCCGCCACAATCCAAGTAATCGGGTTAGCGAACAACGCTGTCGTAAAAGCCCAGACGGTCGGTATTAGCGAGGATCGCATAAACACACCTAACGCCCACATCACAATTTGCATCTGCTTAATCACACCAACAACCTGACCAACACCAAGAATACCAAGTGTCACCGTGCCAAATCCTGCCGCTAATGCCGCCAATGCACCTGCCCCGTAAATCATCCACTTTACGAGTGTTTTGTTTTCCTTAACAAAACCTATCAACTCGCCAACCACTTCATTTATTAGATTTCCAACTCCTTTCAAATCGTCTGCAAATGTACTGCCAATCGCCGCCATAAAACTTTCCCAGCTGCCGGATACTGCCTCCGCTAATGCTGAGAGACCACCCAGCCCCTCCTCTGCGGTCTTGACCAACCCGACCTGATTGCGCATTAATTCTGCCTGCTTTGCGATGCCTGCATTCCCTGACGTCAGTAATGTTTGAGCTGCTCTTGCCGCGCCGCCTGTTCCAAACAGCTCAGATAGCGCCTTAACCTTGCCAACATCCGACAACCCCTTTAATTTTTCAAGCTGTGACACAAGTTTTTCGACGCCAAGAAATTTGCCGGACTTGTCCGCAAACTTCAATTGCACGCCAGCTTGCTTCAAATACTGATTTACCTTTGCGACTTTTCCAGCGTCAAGCGAGGTTCGGATCATATCTCCAAACGCTGTTCCTGCCATCTCCCCCGATCCAAGCTCTTTAACCAGAATAGACATGGCCGGGGTTACGCCCTTGATCGCTTCTAAACCTTGAATCCCTACCTGTTTTAACGCATCACCGGAACGCGAAAACGCATATTGCATTTCCTCAAACTCGACCCCAAGATTGGTTGTCCTGTAAAGCTGGTCTAAAAAGCCACCCATATCCTTGTCAAGCACGCCTGTCACCTGCTTGAGTCGTATAGCACCTTTGGCCGCTTCGTCATAAGGCATCTTGAGCGCAACGCCGAGATAGGCCGCTGGCTTCATTAATCCTGCAATATCCTCAGGTTTGAGGCCTTGCTGCCTCATCACCTTTGCCATTTTGTAAAAGTCCTGAGTGGCACCGGGGAGTTTGTTTCCCAAAACTTCCGCCTGATTTGATATGTCATCAAAAGCAGCCGGAAGACCACCGTCAGCACCTCGTAATGCGGATTTTAAATCGAGCGTCGCCTCCTCGAGCGTGGCGTAAGCACTTGCCGTTGAGCCAACGATTGCCGCGACCCCTGCTAAACCTGCAGAGCCGGCTCCGACCGCTAATGTCGACGCGTTTCTCACCGCATCCATCGCCTTTGAGAGACGTTTCGTATCTCCTGTTATAGACTTAACCACGCCCGAAACATGGTTTGTGGCGGCGAATAAAACGGAAACTTTAAGGAGATCGGACGCCATTGGCTTCTACTTTAATATTTATTATTTATTACACGTTTTGAAAAATCATGATCCGGACGCGGGATCGCGCGAAGCTTTGCGACGCTCTTCGAAAAACCAATCTAATTGATCAAACCAGTAAAGGAACTCATGGCCGGTCATACTCATCACTTCGTTGTATCCAAAACGCCCTTCTCGGATGAGGATGAAAGCTGACTTGCCGATTTCGTCAATTCTTCCAACCCTAAACTTTTTTGTAATTCGAAAAAATCGGCAATTTTCAGTTTTTGAAGCTCTTCAGGCGGGAGTTTTTTCCCATCGAAAGTGCAGCATTGTGAAACTAACGCAAGCGACAATTCAATATTTCCGGCATCCCCTGAAATTCGTTCTGCCTGAACAAAATTTGCTACGGTCGGTTCGGTCACCACAACTTCTTTGAAAGAAGTGGTTTCAGGTTTTATTACTTTAATCTTCATTTAAATTTTTTTGTTAAAAATTTTGCGGAACACCGTTCACGCTGTAAATGTTTGCGAGTACGTCAATTTCAAAGATCGGCACTCCTGATATTGAAAGCTTTGCGTAATAAACCGCCAGTTCCGATTCAGCTTCGATTGATTCATGCTGTTTGAATTTGCCCATCGGCGCGGATTTAAAAGTGGCAGACATCTCCATTAAAACAGGGACGGTTGCGGCCATGCCGCTTGGCCCATACGTTTTCTGATCTGCATACACTAACATATTTACAACATTACCGATATTTGCTGCTTTTGACAGCACGTCGGGATATAAAGAGTTGAATTTCACTCTTGCTGTGAGCTTATCTATACCCTCTACAAATTCAGCACTTCCGACCATACCTAACGCTTTGTAATCTGAAAACTTAAACTGAATATCAGGCATATCCAACTCGGCAACCTGTCCTAACAATACGTTTCCGTCGATATACACGCGGGCGTTCGTGATGCGATTTACTGCAACTTGTGGCATAATTAATCAAAATCTAAAAGGTTAATGTCTGCGAAAGCTTTAAAAGTAATTCGCTCAGCGGGTGGTGGGAACATGTAATTAATACCAAATACAATATGTCCGTCTGCAATCTGTTCAGAAGGATTGTCAGCATCATCGTAAACACACTCACCGTCCACTAGCGCACCTCGCCCGATAAGCGTTCTAATGAACGCATTAACGGATGCTTTAATAGAATCAATCAAAGATTGATCAATCGGATAATCATTAAATTCGTGCGCTGCGATCTGCACACTTTCGAGCATAATATCTACGACGCGCCTTCCTGAAATGAACGATTGATAAGAATCGGTCGGATATGACGATAACCTGTTCCCCCAGATTCGGAACCCGCCAGACATGTAAATCATCGTCACAACCGCCGCGCCGTTAAGCGCGTTCGCGTAAGAAACGATATCGCCCGGTGTAAATGAAACTGCTATCTCCAGCCCATTCACGGCATCAACAGTGGTATTCGAAGGCGACCACCAGTACCCTTTTTGGGCATCTTTCCACGCCATCGCCCCTGCCAAATACGAAGACATCCAGTTTAATGTGCCATCCGCTTCTTTTATGCGCGGGAAAGTATAAACCACACGCCTCGAACTTTTATTAAAATCGCCGCTACTAGCTGTTCTCGCTGTTATTACAGATGAGGGTGTTAAGGTTTCGCTGCCTTCTGATTCAGCTCCGAGGGTAGAAGTCGCATCGCTCAATGTTGAAATATCCACGATTGCGATACCACTGAGCTGCGTTGCTACAGCCAGCATTTCGTCCACGATCCCGCTTTGGTGTGAAATACCAGGGGTAATGAAAATTTTTGGTGCAAAGCCGTGCAGTGTCCTTGCAATCAAAAATCCATCCAGGGCGGCTCGGACATCTTCAGCATCCAGCACGTCTGGATCTTCATCACTATCAGGGTCTAAATCAATTCTTGAAAGCATTACAGTTGCCGCTCCCATGCTGAAAATAGCCCTTAAAGCAGGTGTGAAGCTTGATGCTTCAATACCCGCAAGTACAGTTTCAGCTTCACGCATTGAACGCACCACGACCGGCGTGTTGTATGCCATTTCCGTACCTGAATAACCATCCGGGTATTTGACCGTACCAACGAGACCTATTACACTTGAGAGTGTTTCGCGAATAACTTTCGTACCGCTTTCAACCTCTAAAACCTCAACGCCATGTAAATATGCCATACTGCTTTATTTTATAGAAAAATTTCAAATGAAAAAGCGCAACGACCCGCGCTTCCGCTGCTGACAAATCTAGTTAGTACCGTTACGTTCGTAGTTGTCTTGTTATTAATTTCGAGTGTAAAGGTATAACCGTCTGCTAATGTCGCAAGAAAACAATAATTCGTAGTGCCAACAGAGCTGAACGAAATTTCATACGTGCTGAAAGCCGACATGGTCACAGTGCATCCAGCACCAGATACCAGCGTGCCGTCGTACTCTACATATCCGTAACACACCGTCGTGCGTTTAACTTTCCCTTCAAGCGCGCTAACTCTTGTGTCAAGCGTTTGCCCCTCAATCGTGCTAACTCTTGTGTCAAGC